GGATGGCTTCAGCGTCGCTGCGTCGAAGGTATAGAAATCGTCGGCTCCGGCATAAACGAGCGATGTGTCTTCGAGGTTGATGAGCGTCCACTTCCAGACCAGCGCCTGGTCTCCGGAATACACCCGCAGAAACGAGAACGGAGCGCCGGCGGCACCGGTGAAACTGGCCAGCACAAAGCCAGAGCCCTTCGCGATGATGACCGCGCTGCCGAGTTTCTTGATGCGCAAAATCGCGGTCGAATCGTCGAGCACCGGGTACGAACCGCAAATGAGACTGGCAGCATCCTGCTCGGCCAGGGGCGCGGCGGGCGCGGAGCGCCACAGTTCGTACTTCCCATAGGTGTTCCAATGATATAGCGCGGCGTCTTCCACGGTATTGATGTTGTTCGCCGTGGCCCAATCCTTCCCGGGGCCCTTCGTCCACTGAGCAAAGCGCATGATGTCCGCATTGTCCGCGAGGTATCGATCGGGCTGGAAGACGGCGGCATCGGCCAATATCCAAGCCGGCAGGCCGGTCGTCGCGTCGATGAATTTGCTCTGCAAAGTCGTCAACAGATCGCCGCCATTCAACCCCATGCCCTTGAGTCGCACTGCATCTCCCGATTGCATCGATAGCCCGTTGTAGGCCGGATGAAACACTTGGGACTGGTAGCGGATCGTGCCGGTCATCTGCGCTGCCCATCGGCCCGGGCCGGCCGGATCGCTCCACATGAAAAGATAGTGCACGATGTCGTATAGCGTCGGATCGGTGACGCGCCCATAGGGAGATCCGGAGGTGGCGAAGAAGCTCGCACTGTCCACCAGCTGCGCCACCCCGCCGAGCAGCAGCATTCCGTTCAGCTCCTCGATGGTCTCGACGAAAGCGATTCCCTGCTCGCGCAGCTCGTACAGCGGCGTGACCGAGAATTCGCTCAGGTGGTAACGCAGCGGCAGATCGGCGCCGTTGTTGAAGATCGTCAACCCTCCGCAGTTCACCGCTTCCCACCGATGGCCGCCGCTAAATCCGGTCCCGATGATCAACCAAATCCCGTCGCTGATCGTGCCGAGGATTCCTGCCTGCACGATGCCCGCCGCCACGATGGCCTGGTCCTCGAAGCGGAAAAAACGGAAGAGCGTGCTCGGCGTCCCGCAGATGAACGTCGTGTGCCCGTTGTCCTGTCGCCCGGTGAATTCGAGGGTGATCGCCTCGGCCGTGCTCGGGTGATTGGGGAACGGCTGATTGCCCGTCCCGCCGCTCGCCGGGGCAAACGGCAGGTCGCCTTCGCGCCTGACTTCCCGGTCAAGTTCCCGCCGCCAGTCGCGCTTCAACACGAAGTTGTTCGCTCCGGCCACGTCGCGCGAGACCTTCGTCGTCATCAGGTCGCCACCGGCCTGGCCTGCTACGATCGGCACATTCACGGCCGCACCTCTGTTCGCCCCCGGTATTTCAGGTACAACCGCGTCCGGGCCGACTCGTAGTCGCCGCGCCATGCCATCTTCTGGGCAAGCGCCTCGCCCCACTCGCCGGATAACGCCGCATTGACAAACAGCGATACCGCCCGCGCCGAGTCGGCATCGAAAGGCACCTGGTCGAGAGCGCCGTAGTCGCGCTTGATGGTGTCGTACACCAGCAACAGCTCGAATTGGCCCGCCTTCAACCCCGGGCCCAGCATGAACTCGCTGCCCTTCGGATCGATTGCGAGCTGCGGCGCCCGCGGGAGTCGCGGCAGTTTCCAGCGGTCGTTGGGTTCCGGATTAAGCGGCAGGTTTCTGAACCAGTGAGTCGTTTCGATCTGGTGGTGCCGGGAGTCCCAGTTCACCGGCTCGCACCGGTGTTCCTTCACGATCAGTTGATCGTTGAAGACCGGGGCCGAATAGGTCGCCTTGTCGCCCGTCACACTCCCCTTGACCATCACCTGCGAGAGATCGTAGTACCGGCCTGGCACCAAGGGCAGCACGAGCGGCAACGGCTGCAACGGCACCTGCGATCCGTACCCCGCCAGAACTTCGCCGGCGTTGCTATCGTCCGCGAGCAACGTCAAAGTGAAAACTGTCAGGGTCGTCGAGCTGATCGGCACCGCCACGCCGGCGGTCAGCGCCACCTGCCCCTCGGTCATTTGCACGGCCCAATCGTCGTTGCCGTTCGGATCGTTCAAGCATCGCAGTCGCGCCTCGCGCAACTGGGATTCACTCGGCAGGTAGCCGGTGCACACTTGGCCGTCCGCGACCACATCGCTCTCGGTCAGGGTCGATTGATGGCCGAGCTGGAAGGCCCGCACGTACTGCTGCAGGTCGGCGGCGCCGGCGATGATTTCCAGGTCAACCCGCTCGCGCAGCGATTGCAGGTCGTCTTTGGCGGTGGCGATCTGCGCATTCACCCACGTATCGACCGTCTGCAAATCCGACTTCGCGATGGTGATCTGCGCGTTCTGCCACGTGTCGATCGTCTGCAGGTCGGACTGCGCAGCGGCAATCTGCGCGTTTTGCCATGTGTTCACATCCTCCAACTCGTAGATGGCTTGTGTAACCATCCCGCCAAACCACGTGGAAAATGCCGTCAGCGCCGTCTGCGCATTGGCCACGAGCGTATTGAACAGGGGAGTCGCGACCAGCCGTTGCGAATCGATTGGCAGGAAATTCCCCACGTCAGTCACCAACGAAGCTCCGGTGTACGTGAATCCGAGCAGCCGGATGCGCATCCGCTCAAACTCGGCCTGGCAGCTTGCGGCGGTCGCCATCGCCACTTGAGCCGTGGCCTCCTCATTGCGGGCATCGATTTCGCGCGCCATGTACGCGCGCACATAAAGCGCGCACGCCTGGGCAAAGGTCGCATTGTCACGAGGCCCATCGGTCAATAACACCGTTACGGCCGCACTGACCTGCCCGCCCGTCAAGGACGTCTGATATCCGGCGAGCCGGGCCTTCAATGCGGCGTAGCGGGCATCCGCCGCAGGATCGGGTTTGCCGTCGATGCGCGCCCGTATATATTCGGCCACCGCTGCCGTGAAGAGATTGACGTCGGCGCCGGTGCGCAGCAGCGCCTTCACGTTCGTCTGCAGCGTCGTGTCGTCCAAGGTTGTCTGGTATCCGGCCAACCGCTGTTGCAACGCCGCGTACCGCGGCAGCGCTGCGGTGTCGCCAGATTGCGCCCGCACATATTCTGCCACCGCCTGGGCAAAGAGGTTGTCGTCCACGCCGGCGCGCAGAATTCCTTTTACCGCCGTGCGGAGATCGGCGTCGCTCAGCGCGGTTTGGAATCCGGCCAACCGGGCAGACAACGTGGCATAGCGCGCGAGGGCCGCCGGATCGCCGGCCTGCGAGCGCACCCATTCCGCGGCAGCCTGCGCAAAAACATTGTCATCCACTCCCACGCGGAGAAGTGCCTTCACATTGGCTTGCAGCGTCGCATCGTTCAACGTCGTCTGGTAGCCGATCAGCCCGCGGCGCAGCGCGGTGTACCGCTTCTCGATCATGCCGTAGGTCGGCACGTCGTTGCGCAGGTCACGCGCGATCCGACCGCGCACGTAGTCCGCGACGGCGGCCGCGAAATTGACGTCGCTCGGTTTGCGATCCGTGAGCGCCGCGTACACCGCGGCTTTCCAGTCGGCGAAGGTCATCGGTTGGAGCGCCGCTTCGGGTTCGATTTCTTGGGCTCTGTGACGGGCAGAGCGGCCGTGCCCAGGTCAACGGCATCGTCGATCGCGGCGGGCAGCGTCTTGGCCGCCACTGACTCGGGCTGGGCGACTTTCTCCCCGTCAACGACCACAGCACCATGACCTTTTAGGCTCGCTCCGGGGCGCGGCGGACTGCGCAAGTCCGGGGTAATTGGCGAATGGCGATGCAGCGTTTTTTTTTGCACCGCTTCCTGATACGCCTCCGTGGTGATTTCCTGCACGCCGTACCTCGAGGCCACCACCATGTAGGCGTCGGCTTCGTCGTCCGGCACGGCCGCGATGCCTTGCACCGTCCCGCCGAGCATGGCCGTAATTTCAAAAGGATACGAGCGCATTCCCACCCGAATGGGCCGGCCCGCGTTTTCGCTGAAAAAATAACGAGGCATGGAAAGTGTAATGGCGCAAACGCCCTAACATTGTCGAGCAAAGAAAAGGCCGGCGGCCCACCAAAGCCGCCGGCCCTTCCATGAACTACCCACCAAATTCTCAGCTCAAGGTCGGGCTGCAGACACTCACCGTCAGCGTCGGGCAGGCGTTCGAGAAGTTCTCGAAGATCGTGTGCCGGTTGAAGTCGCCGAACTCCACGCCCATCGTCTTCGAGCGCAGTTCGATTTCCTTGGTGTTCATCTTGATCACCTTCGACCAGAGGCTGTTCGCGTTGGCCGTGGTCTGGCCCTTGTACTCGCGCTTCGCCGAATTCATCGCCGCCACCCAGATGCGGATGTCGTCGAAATCGATCGAGACCGCCATGCGGCCGCGGGACTTGTTCGCATCCGGGAACGCGAGGATCTTGTCCTCGAAGAACTCGTGCGTCATGATCGAGATCGACAGGTGCTGGCGCGGGATCTCGTAGGTCGTGTACTCGAAGGCGATGATCTTGGTGCCCTCGACGAAAATCTTGCCGGGGTTGACGAACCGCGTGGTGGTCAGCCCGTAAACGTCCTGGAGGTAGCGGATCAGCGCCTGGTCCCAATTGTCCTTGGTCCAGCGATCGGTCATCCAAACGATGTTGTCCCAGCTCTTGCCGTCCAGCCGGCGGTTCCGGCGCAGATTGTGGGATTCATCGAAGAGGAGATCGAGATCGAAGGGCGCGCCTTGCAGGTCGATGCGCCGGTTGTTTTCCACCAGCTGCGTCTGGATGCCGAGGATGTTCGCCTTGCGCTCGAGCGGCGTGCCGTCTTCCGGATCCAAAGCCACCGGCAGATTCAGGATGTCGCTGATCACCGGGTCGGCGGTCTGGCCCACTTCGCGCTGCCCGAACCAGATCGTGTTCAGCAGTTGCAGCTCTTCGAAGGCCATCATCTGCTGATTGCGCTTCGTCATCGCCATGTTGCGGAAGGTCTGCAGCTCATTGACCTTGCCATCGAGGATGGCGGCCAGGGCATCGAGGTACTCCTTGTTCTGCTCGCGATAGGTCCGGATCGTGCCGCACCAGTCGACCAGCAATTCCTTGCCGAGATCGGTCGGCGGATTGTGACCGAAGCTCTCGTAGTCGGACACGTTGTTCGCGCCCAGGCTCAACCCGCCGAACGTCGGCTGGTACGGCAGCTTCTGGCCGGAGGTCAGGCCCGCCCACTGGGCGTCCGTGTAACCCACGGCGGAGACCGTCACCGTCGCATTGTTGGTGTCGGCGTTGGAGGCCGCGACGACCTTGTGCGCCGAGGTGTACGCGACTTTGGTCGAGGCGTTGTAGTGCTCGACGTAGATGAAGTGGCCGGTGAGGAAAAATCGGGCGAGATCCGTGAAGGCCGTAGCCCACGGGCTCGGGCCCACGTTGACGTTGATGTCCCACGCGGAGGCGGGATACACCACGCCGCCGAAGGTCGTACCCGCATGGGCATTGACCCCGCCGGCGGAGATGTTGAACATCCCCACCCGCGTATTGCGGGTGCGCTGGCGGTACTTGAAGGGAGCCGAGATGAACGTGGTGCCGGTGCTGTACTCCTGCAGCTTCTCGCCCTTGCCGAGCGGTTCGATGCGCGACATCAGGAGTTCGGCCAGAGTGTTGGGCATGACGCCCACCGCGCGAGATTCCATGATCTGCGCGAGGAATTGCGTCTTGTACTCGTTTTCGCCCATCGCGTCGATGAGCTCCGGGGTCACCGGACGAAAGACGATCTTCGTCAGGTCCGTGCTGGCGGGATCGGATTGCTCGACGATCCGCGGATGCATTAGAATGAGAGACATAGTAAGGGCATTGTAGCCGTTACTCGCCCCTCTCCTAAGAATTCCGCACCAGCCGCAAAAAAAACGCCGCCGAAAGCCCGGCGGCGCGTTGCTTGCCAACTGGCAATTACAGTCAGGCCACGCCCAACATGCTCTTCAGTTTCTTGTTTTTCACCGGCGAGGGAGAGGCCGATGGCGCCACCGGGCTCGGTTCGAGCGCCGGGCTCGAGGCCGTGGGCGCGACCGCCGGCGCGGACTTTTCCTTGCCAGCTGGCTTGGTGGCCGTCCGGAACTTTTGATGTTCCTCCATCTCCTGCCTCTTTGCCGTGAGTTCCTGGCGCAGTCCTTCGGACGCCATCGCCGTGAACAACGAGACAATTTCGTCATCGGAGAAGGTCCAGTGTTTGGCGCGGGCCTCGGGCTTGAGCGTCCGGTAAACCACCGGAGGCACGAAGCGCTGCATCGTGCCGTCCGTGCCCTTGCGCAGACGGTCCTCGCCGCCCTTCTCGGCGAAGATGGTCGCCGCCGTGGCGATGCTCCGGCTGATGAAGACGTGCGTCGGGTTGCGCACATCGAAATCCACCAGCTCGCGCCGCAGCGCCAGGAAGTCGCGCACCACCTCGCGGCCGCGCTGGACCGCTACCGCGATGACCGGCCCCTCGACCGGGACTTTCGCGACGGCATCCAGCCCGTCTTTCGCCACCTTGGCGAGATAGTCGTCCGCCGGCAGGGCCGCCAGGACCGCCGCCTCCAGGTCCTTCTCGGCCTTTTCGATCACGGGCTTGCTCTCCAGCTCGGCCACCTTGCGCAGTTTCGGCCGCAGTGTTTCTTCCATCTCCGCCCGGGCCGATTGCTTCGCCCGATCGGCAATGAATGTTTCCCGCAGATCTTCGTGCTCGTCGGCGTCGATGGACGGGCGGTTCGCGTTCAGAAATTTGCGGTACTCCGGCACCGGTTTGCCCGTGTCTTCGTCGATGAGGGATTCATCGGGATGTTCCTCTTTCCACGTGGCCTCGAACGCGTGCACCTTCTTCAACCGGTCAACTTCCCGGTCGAGCACCGCTTGATAGCGCGCAGGTTCGCGAACTGCGGCCGCTTCGAGCACCTCGACATAGCGTGCCTCGGCCCGGGACGGCTGATGACCCAACCGTTCCGCCAGCGGTTTCGGCTCGTCGATCACGGGCGTTGGCGCGGCCGCGATGTCGTCTGCCGGGATGGGGGGCAAGGGCTCCGATTTCTTCGGAGCAATCTTGACCTTCTTCTCGGGAGGAGTCTCGGACTTCGCTTCTGGCTTCGCTTCATCCGGCTTGGTTGCCTCCGCTGGCGCGGCCGCGGCGACTGCCGGTGTCACGGGCGTACCCTCCGCAGGCTTTGCGGCCTCGGCGGGCTCTGCTGGTTTGTCCTCGGCCTTCGGGGGCTTCGGTTCGATGGCCGGCAGCTTATCGGAGCCGGTCACGAGATGCTTCCCCAGCGTCTGCAAAAAGCTTTTCTGGGGTGGTTTGGTTTCGGATTCGGGTGGGTTGCTCATGGGAAAATTATGCGGCCATCATTGCCGCTCCGGGCATCGGCCCTCCGGGAGGAGCGCCAGCGGGAACCATCGGCATCGCCGCCGGTCCCGGCCCCGCGGGCGCGCCGCCGCCGCTGAGATGGCTGACGATCTCTTGCAGCTTCTCGACCGCATCGGTCAGACCGCCGACCTCCTGGTGCTCCTGCGTCACGGCCGCTTGGAGTGCTTGGAACTGCTGGGCGATCGTCTGAAATTGCTTCTGGGCCTCGGGCGCCATCACGCTGTTGCTCTCCCCTTCGTTGAGGTCGAGCTTCAGGTCGTAGCTCGCGAGCAGGCGGAAAATCTCGTTCACGATGGCGAAGATCCGCTGCTTGCCGAATGCCTCCGGTCCGATCAACGGCAGCACCTGGCCGAGCAGTTGCACGAGCACGTTCGCGCTCTCCTTGCTGGTGAACCGGTCGCCGCCGTCGCGGGACTGCCAAATGTAGTCAGTCACCAGCATCCGCTTCGAGCCGATAACAGTGTGCCCGCGCTGTGAGGCCGAGGTGTCGTTTTCCGCCTCCTCGTCGTCGATCTCGAACCCCGCCTTTTTGATCGTCTCCTTGGAGAACCGTTGCGAGACCGGCAGGTAAATCTGGTCGCTGGCAAAGGCCATCGCACTTTCGTACACGACTTTTTTCCACGCGGCGCGGGCTTCGTCGATCGACGAGCCGATGGCGTTGTACGTCACCTGCGTCGAGTTCTCGAGCGCCGCGATTTCCTCCGCGCTGGATTCGCGGGGCATCGGCTGGCCCTGCTCCTGCGGGCTGAGGTTCATCAGCCGCTCCATGATCGAGAGGATCTGCACGATCGCCCGGAACGCGTTGTTGATATACTCCGTGTCGTTGTCGCCCGGCGAGCAGATGTGAAAGACGTTGCTCAGGTCCAGCTTCAGGTCGCCCGCCAGTTCCTTGAACGACACTTCCAGCAGGTGCGGGTTGGTGTAGTATTTCGGCGAGTCGAGCATTGCCCGGAACTTCTTCCGGTCGGCCTCGCTCACGATGTCCGTGTTGATGAGCAGCACCCGCAACAGGCTGTGCTTCATCTTGAGCAACAGCTGCGAAAAGATGTTCGAGAGCTGGTCCTGCGCCCACATGCACTCGTGCGATTGCGCCAGGTTGAGCAGGCGGTTGTCGTCCTCGTTGTGGCCCCAGTACACGGCCGGCAGGCTCGGCATCCACTCCGCGAAGATCACCGTGTTGTCGGCCGCGATCACCAGCCGCAGCCAGACCTTGTGCGGATAGTCGCCCATGCCCCAATCCTTGGGGCAAATCTTCACCCGCAAATCGGTCACGAAGACCGAGTGCTCTTCGTCCGTCTGCCCATAGACGAAGCTCTGCGCGGTGCGCTCGTTGCGCCCGGCCACGTCGGTTGAACTCCGCTGCTCGGTGGTCTTGGAGGGCGACGGGAAGTTGATCGGTTGGCCGGCGAAAATCAGGTCGAAGAAGGGGCGGTTCTCGTCCACCACGGCCAGGCCGCCCGGCGTCCACGTGATGTTGTCGATGTTGAAAAAGTCCGGCGTCTTCTTGATGTCGCCGAAGCGCTGCACATCGAAGAATCCCACCCACCGGCAGCCGGTGTCCGTGTTGAGCGAAGAGAGAGGCTTGGAGGTGTCGTAGATGACGCGCGCCGGGTTGGGCGTGATCATCTTGACTCCCTCGCGCGTGATGCGCGTGCGGAGCTTGAGCTTTGTGTCCGGCATGTCCGGCGACTCCATCTCGCCCAGCGTCTCCCCATCGAAATCGTCCGGCGCCACTTCCGTTTGCGTCTCGCATTCCCACGCGCCGGCGGGGAATTGCACCGTGCGATAATTGAGCATCGACCGGATGCACTGCGTGTGCTGGTGCCGATAGCCAAAGGAGTCCGACATGACCTCCGCATATTGGCCCATCACCTCGCCGCGCAGATGGTCCACCATCGACGTGCCGCGCGGCGCATAGGCGAAGAACGGGCGCAGGCTGTTGTATTTGTTGGCCTGGGCGTTGACGCGCCGAGAAATGAAACTGCGCCCGACGTTGATGCAGACTTCGTAGAGCCGCGGCATGTTCACCCGCGGCGTCCCTTTCACTTCTTTGTCGTCGTCGCCATGCCGGGCTTTTTCGGCGCCGCCGCCGTCCATCTCCACGTCGAGAAATTTGTTCGCGCAGCCCAGCTTGTGCAGCTGGTCCACGCAGGACTTCACGTCGATCTTGCCCTGCGCGTAGGCCAGCAGCGGGATATTCTCCTTCATGATCGGCTGGCTGTCGTTCATCAGGTCGACCGCCGCATAGAACCGGTAGTCGCGGAAGCATTGCAACCGGCCGTCCTGGATCAGCCCGGAGACCCATTTGACGAACTTGTCCTTCTGCTTGAACAGCGGATCTTCCGGCGTCTCCTTTTCCGTCTTGGGATCTTTCCCCGCCGGCTTCGCCGTGAAGAAACGGCGCAACTGCTCGTTGGTCGTCTTGAAGTGGTTGAGGACGCGCGGGTCGATCATAGCCGGTTGATCTCCTGTTCGTAGTGTTTCCAGTCGATGCCCAGCTCGGCGGCCAGCAGCCGCTCGATGCCCGTGGCGAAACAGTGTTGCTTGCGGTACGGCGCCTGCGGATCGTCGCCCGGTTCATCATCGTTGCCCGGCTGGCGCGCTGCCTCGAAGGCAAAATCGAACTTGTCCACGGCCTCCTCCGGAACTCCATCGTGCCGGCACAAGAGCACTTCGACCAACTCATGGATCGCTACCAGCGCTTCGTGCCGCCAGTCACCCATCCGGGAGACCTTGATGCGCAACGCATTCCCTTCGTAAAACCAGTCACCACACGTGCAATATCTTTGTTCTTCATGCGGAATGACTTCGATTACTATTAGGAGAGGCTTGGTCATGATGCTTTGGCCTCCTGTTGCCGAGGCAGGTCCGGGAACGCGGGCAAGCCGAAGCGCATGTTTTCGAGGAAGTGGAACCACACGGCCACCGGGCCGGGCAGCCTTAACCCCATGCCATTCAAAAAGGAGTCCATCGCCCCGGGCGCCCATTGGATGAGCTCGGCCAGTTCGAACGTGGTCAGCCCCCACAGCGCGCACAGCCGGCGGATGCGGTCCGGCGTCCAGTTCTCGTAAAGTGCCTGGTCATTCCAATGCTGTTGGATCAGCTGCAACGTCGGCGTCTTGTGCTCCTTGTGATCCTTCGCCGCCTCGACGCAATCCGGCGACGTGTCCTGGTTGGTTTCCCACACCCAAGCGAATTCCGCCGGCGTCATCTCCTCGATGCAGTTGTGTCGCGGCTCGCTGAGCATGAACGGCGGCTTCACTACTTCCATCCCGAGATCCAGCAGCCGCGCCAAGAGTACGCCCGTGCGGCCGATCTTCGAGGAGTGAGGCAAATACTCCCGCATGTTTTCCACGACGGCCCCGCGACCGGCCTTGTAGCAGTTACGGATCACCACACGGTGGGACTCTGGCCCCTTGTAAAGCGGCTTGAACAACAGGGCAATCAGGCAGCACCCGGCATTCCGCGTCGTCGAATAGCTCGCGCCATCCGGCAGCCGGGCCGCGTCGGGCAGGGTGATCGGCGGGAATGGCGCACGCTGCTTCACGACTTCGGTTTGCTCATCACCGACAGGACTGCCGTTTCGTTGGGCGAACTTTCGTTGAGTTCTTCCTTCGCCGGCTCCGGTGATTCGAGATCGCTGATGGCGTGCACTTCGATCGACACGCGCGTCGGGCCATCCTTCTTCCCGTAACCGTCGATCGCCGCCAGTTGTAGCTTCACCGTGGCGGTGTACTCGATGCCCGGCTCCATCTGGTCGACCGGCAAAATCTTCGCGATCTCCCCGTAGGCGTCGATCGTCGGGAAGACGACTTCCTCCTCCCACTCCTTCTTTTTATCGGAGTCCGGCGCGCAGCAACACGGGCCGTCGTTGCCCATGTCTTTCCGCTTCACACCCAGGCTGGTCAGGTTCGCGCTCATTTCTTTTTCCCTTTCTTGCTCATCACTCCGAGCACGCTCGATTCGAGGGTGTCGCCCTCGCCCTCCTCGTCGTCCGTTTCGGCGTCGGCGCCCTCGACCGAGTCGACTTCATCGACGTCGAAGGTCATGCGGTCGCCCAGGTTTTCGACCACCGTTACCTCAACGCCGTTGAGCGTGAGTTTGTCGCCGGCCTGCTTGGCTTGCATCGCCTCGGCCAGCGCTTCGTGGTCCTTTTTCGTCAAGACGAGATTGTTGGTCAGGGACATGATTGAAGGAGTTGTAAGGGCTAATACGCCCTTACGGGTTGAGTTCAATAAGATTCGTCTGTGGCGCGGCGTCCGCTACCCGCGTCCGGCCGCCCATCTCGTAGTAGTACATCACGTAGCTTGCCGCGTCCCACGGGTGCTTGAAGCGCGACTCCGTGGGCGGCTGGAATGGATGGTCCGGATCTTCCGGCAGGTTCTCGAACATTTCGATCGTCTTGACGCAGCGCGCTGACACCACGAGCAGCTGCCCCTGGAGGAAGGAGATCGTCATCTTGCCGCGGGCCGCCACGCTGCCCTTCGGCTTCGGGCACGGCCGCAGGCGCATCCCCCGGAACTTGGTGGGCTTCGTCATCTCCTCGTCTTCCCACTCGACCGCGAGATGCTTGAGGTGCGGATAGCGGGCAAAATTCTCGTTCAACTCCTTCGCCACCGACTGCTCGAGCTTGCGAGCATCGTAGGTGCCGTCGCCGCGCTTTTGGTTGAAACTGCCTTCGTCGGAGATGTGATTGAAGAATAGCGGCCGTCCGGTCCGTCCGGCCCAATAATTCATCCGCTCCAACAGCTTCGGAGCCACCTGTGGGATCGGCACGTACTCGTCGACCAGTGCGAGTTCGTCGAAGATCGACCAGCCCTCGCCGCTCTGCGTCTGCAGCCTTTCGAGGAACGAGATCGCCGTGTTGGCCGAGCCCACGTCATACCCGGTATCGATGACATTGCCGCGAGGGATGATGAACTGCTTCTTCTGCATGTCTCCGCGCACATGGATCTGCCGGCGAAAATACGAGGCGAACAGGCCCTTGCCCGTGGGCCGTTTGACCCACTTGCCCAGGATCAGCCGGTCGTAGGCGGTCGGATCGACGCGGACCTCCTCCATCACATTGCCGAGATACTCCTTCTTCTGCTCCTCCGAGACGAAAAGGTTGTCGGAGATCGGCACGTGGAACACGCCGTAATCGGCCCGGCTCTTGGGTTTCCGGTCCTCCGGGTTGTCGAACCCGACGAAGAACCGCTTGTGCGTCCAATGGTCCTCGGCTTCTGGCGGCGGGTTGCAACAGCCGATGTACTGCTGCGGCTTCACATTGGGGATGCGGTGCAGCTGCTGGATCGGCTTGGTGAAGTAATCCTCGTTGTCCGTGTCCGCGAGCTCGTCGAAGAGGAAACTCGTAAACTCCATCGACTTGATCCGCTCCTGGATCTGCTCGCCGTGGATCATGGAACGCAGGAACGCCATGTTGTACTCGCCCTGGCAGTTTTTGACCCACACGTAGCGGTTGCGGGCATCGTCCGCCATGAACTTGAACACCCCATCCTTGCCGGCGCCCTCCAGACCCAAACCCGGATACCACTTGCCATCCGCCGGATTGAGGAACCCGTCCTGCCAGATGCGCAGGCAAAGCTGAAATTTTGTCCACAGTCCGCCCAAGATCGCCTGAGATTTCGTCAGAGTGCAGAGGCAGGCGGCGGCGGCGGATGGACTGTCATAGAGGCTCTTGATGACCCGGTGCAGGCCGGCGAACGTCTTGCCGGTAAACCGCTCGCCGTGCAGCAGCATGAACTTCTTGTCGCAATAGAACACCTCGCGCCCCACGGGGCCCAGCGGGGGCTCCCAGTCCTCGACTACGGGCGCCGGATCTCCGGGCTGCGGCTTGGTGTAGTCATCGTCAACCGGCAGCTCGGCCGCAAGCAGGTCGATGATCTCCTGGTTGCGGGGCGGGCGGCGGCTCATTGCCCCCTCCGCTTTACGATCTCCGCCGCCATCGCCAGGATCTGGTCATCCAACGCCTCGCGCATGGCCTCCGGGCAGGAGGAGACATGCACGCCCTGGCTGGGCTTGTCGGCCGGTATGCCGATCACGGCCCAGGCGGCAAAAAAGCCCCGCGGATTCTTTGCCAATCGGTCGATCAGATTGTCAACGTGGCTTGGGTGGGGTGACATTTTTGGTTCCCTTGTCGTCCAGCCAGGCCGCTTTCCGCAGCCGCGCGCTGGCATTCTGCATCTTCTTGGCCCGGTCCGCGATCAGTAGGCGCGTGTGCGCCGCATTCGTGACCTCGCCGTTGAACGTCCGCATCAGCCGCGCCAGGTCCATGAACCGGACGTGCAGCTGCATCACCCGGTTGTCATCGACCGCCTTGCCCTGGTCATCGTGCAGATGCCCTTTCGCGCGAGCATCCTCCACGCGGTCGAGCTCGTCCGCGACGTCAGCGAACTGCCGGCTCACGCGCGCGAAGCAGAACGCCATGCCGCCCTGCATCGTGTCCATCAGCCGCAGCACGCCCTTGCCCACCCCCTGCTCGAACTGGCGCATCAGGCTGAGGGTCTTGTCGTCGGTAATGCCCATGCCTTCCCAATCGACTTTGCCCAGCGCCACCTCCTGCTTCATGATGGCATCGGCAATCTTTGCGTCGCGCGCTGGCACGCCGAGATCCACCGGATCCACCAGGTCAAAGCTGGTGGGCCGCTCGCGATGGTAGGCGTCCTCCGTCGCGACCGGGCCGCGCGCCTTGATCCACATCGCCGCGAGATCCCGGTTGGATCGGAGTTTGGCCGCCAAGTCATCCTCGGTCATGCCGAGCTGGGCCGCGACGGTAGGCCGGTCTCCCTGACATTTCGTCATGGCCTCATGGATCGTTGCGGCTTCGCGGTGGGTGATCATCAGCAGTTATCAGTAGTCGTTCGGTGCTGCCTGCGTCAACCCTTTCGCCTCTTTGATCGTTTCGCCCAGCGGTTGTATTCCGTCGCCAGGTCAGGCAGCGATCGGGCGATGAACTGGCCTGCGCGCGCCGCTACTTCGGAAAACTCGGCGTGCTGCATGATGAAGGTATAGCCGCTTGTCTCGTACGCGAAGTCAGGGGCTGGCGCAAAGCGGCATCGCGTGTGCATGGCCGCACACTCGAACGCTTCGTGGAGGAGCGTCGCGACGACGGTATCCCAGCTCCCATCGCCAAACCCGACCTGAATCAGCGGCAATTGCGTTGGTTTGTCGCCGAAGTTGGAGAACGACCCACCATAGTCGGCCGTGAATTCCAGTCGGATTCGCATCGGACCGAGGGGATAGATCCCAATGGGTACGGTCTTCATAGCTTCGCCACCGCCTCCCGCGCCCGGCGAATGTCGCCGAATGTGATGGGCTTGACGGCGCAAATGTCGTCCGGTGGCCATCCATCCCACTTGTCGGTGCCGACCTTGAAGGGCAGCAGGGCCGCCCGGGCTGCGGCAAGCACGCTGGCCTGTTCGCGGACCTCATTGAGATGCTGCGCTTCCGACCGGCGGTATCCTGCCACGGCCGCGTTGGCGGCATCCAGTTGCACAGACAAGGCTGCCAGTTCGAGCTTGGCGTCCTGCAGTTGCTTTTCGAGTGAGGCGATTTGCTCCGCCTTCGTGAGCTTCGGAGGTGAGTTCATAGTGTTTAACGCTTAAACGCTAAAATGGGACGTCTTCATCCAGATTTTCCTGCTTGGGCGCGGGCGCGGAGCGCGGCGGCGGAGCGGCCTGGCGCGGTGCGGTTTGGCGCGGCGGCGGCGTCCGTTCCGTCGACAAAGGGAGATCCTGGCTGCCAGCGGGCGCATCGCTGCGCGGCGCGTCGTCCTTGGTCCCGATGAACTGGAATTGCTCCAGCACGACCTTCAGCCGGCTGCGCTTCTGCCCGGTGGACTTATCTTCCCACTGGTCGAGCTGCAGGCGCCCTTCGACAAAGAGCGGCTTCCCTTTGTCCAGGTACTTCGCGATCGTCTCGCCCTGTTTGCCCCAGGCTTCGACGTCGACGAAGACGACCTCCTCGCGTTGTTCGCCTTCCCCAGTTTTGTACGTGCGGTTGATCGCCAAGCCGAACTGGCAGATGGCGGTACCCTTCGGTGTGACGCGCAGTTCCGGGGCGCGCGTCAGATTCCCCATCAGCATAACTTTGTTTAGTGATGGCATGGTGGTTGATGGTTAAAATTCTACTGGCGTATCCGCCCTATCAGGATCGAGCGGTAGATCGTCCTTGGGCTCTGGCTTGGGCCGGCGCTGGGCCCACAGGTCGCCGTCTGCTGTGCGGCGGTATTGCCCATTGCTCAAGTTGGTCCAGCCGTTGGCCAGAAATTCCCGCCGCAGTCGGTCCAGCGACGCCGTTGAAATGTGCGTCGCCTCTTGCGCCCGCCGAAAGATCACGGCCCGATTCGCCGGCTGCTCCGTGCTCGCAGGGTAAAAGCCCACCTGTTCCTCGCGCGAAAACTTCTCGTCGAAAGCCCCGGGGTTCTTTTCCTTCTTGGCCGCTTTCTTCTCTGCTCGCGACGCGGCCGCCATCGCTTGCCAGTCGCCCACCGTGCGGTGCATCTCGTGCTCCGTGCTCCACGCAAATCGCGGGCCGTCGTGCTTTGGGATGGGCTTGCCCCGCTTCTTCGTGGAGTACACCGCCGTAATCATGTCCTCGTCCATCTCCAGCTTGAGCACCGTTTCGCATTTGCGCTCGAGCTGGCTGCCGAGATGCCCGCGCGATTTGGCCTCCATCCCCGGATTCAGGTGCAGCACGCCGATGATGGGGCAATCGAACTTGATCGCCATCGCGTGCATCTCCGTGACGAAGGGGAACGCCTCCTGCGAATCGTTCGGGTCGAGACAAAGGTCGCCCCAACCGTCAATGAAGATGGCATAGATCCCGCCGTGCTGCCGGGCGGCTTTGCGCACCATCGCCCGAACCAGCTCGCGGCAATCCAGCGAACTCTTGCCGGTGAGGTGGTAGCTCGCGAACCAGTCGGGAAACTTGTTTGCTCCGGATCGCCGCAGCGCGCGGTGCAATAATCGCTGGTAATGGCTCGGGCTTTGCTCCGTGTCGAAGTGCAGCACGGCCATGCCCCGCTCGTTGTTCGCCCGGAATCCGAGGCAGTCCGCGAGCGTGTCCTTGGGATGCCGCATGGTCGCCGCGATCATCGCCTCGACCACGGCCGACTTGCCCACGCCCGTCTGCGCTGTCAGGTTCGTCAGGTTGCCCGCCGTGCAGAGCAGCGTCTCGCCCAGCCAGTACACAATCCGCTCGTCCACGATCTTGGCCTTGGGGTCGAACTTGCAGGAGGCGGCGAGCGCCTGCGCCCCCACCACGCCATCAAAAATACCGTCCATCAGCTCCCGCCGCGTGGCGACAAACTCCTCGATGCCCCCGGTGTAATTGAAGCACTCTTCCACCACCCCGGTTGACGCCTTGATGAGTTCGCGCAGCAACGCCAGCTCGCGCAGCTTGTCGATAAAATACTGCGCCTGCGCCGTGGTCGGCACTCGGCTGCTAATCTGGGTGAGGTAGGCGTAGCCGCCCACGCCGTCTAGAAGCCGCTGCGTCTTCAGCTCCTCCGCTAGCACCGCCAGATCGACCGGGCGGCCTGACTGGTGGATCTCCAGCAGCTTCTCGTAGATCGTGCGGTTGTACGGCACGTAAAAGACCGCCGGCGCCACCTTCGCCTCACTGCAACGATCCATCGTATCCGACCCGTCGAGCAGGCAGCACGACAGCAGATACTCCTCCGCCTCGGCCGAATGCGGCAGCGTGCGGCCGAAGGGACTTGCGGGGTCACTTGCGGGGCGACTTGTGGGCCGCCGGCGCGGGGCAAAGTCATCTTCAATGTCGAAGCTACTCATCCGCGAAACCCCGTGGCGAACAGCCGCCGTTGATGTTTCGTCGCCTGCTCATGCGTCATCAGGGCCGCCTCAATGTCGTGGCGCCGCAGCCAGTTCATCAGCCGGATGGAGCACAGCCCGCGCTCGCGCCGCTCGTCGATAATCTTGAGGATGCGCGCCGCCTGCCCTCGCCACTTCACCTGCTCGGCCTCGATGCCATTGTCCACGAGCACCTGCAGCTGCTCCAGCGTGGGCTGGCGGGCGTCCCACAGCGTTTCCGGTTGGTAGGTCGCCAGCTCCTCATCACCCATCACTACGCCGAATGTGAACGGGTCGATCCGCGCCGCGCGCTTGTTGGCATTCGCAAGGATCTTCTTGCGCAGCGTCTCCATCAGATTCCGCGAGCACTCCTCCTGAATTTGCAGGAGATCGCCTTCCTTGCCCTTCATCGCTTGCTGCTCGTCGATGTTCTTCGAGACGAGCGACGCCGGCGTCGTCAGATCGTGCTGCTCGAACAGCCACAGCGGATCGAGCAACAGCACGTGCGGCTTCGCCGATTGCCGGATCAGCCGGTTGCGTTCCTCCGCATCGGTCGCGGCATTGAGGGCCGGAACAATCGACGAGAGCGGCCGCGTCCCGCGCCCGACCATCTGCACGTAAAGAGCGCGAATCAGAGTCGGCCGCAGTGGAACCATGCAGTCGATCTCGTCGTGGTCGAAGCCTTCCGTAAGTAGCATCGCATTCCACAGCACGCGGATCTTGCCCTGCTTGTACTCGGCAATCTTCCGATGCCGGTCGCGGTCCTCTCCAGCGACCCAATCGACGGATGTAAACCCGGCCTTCCGACAGGCCAGCGTCATCTTCTGCGCGATGTCGATACTGGGCGCAAAGCCGAGAATGCGCCGGTCCTTCGCGTGCTGCCAGATGGCGGCCGCCAGATCGCCGAGGAACGGCTCGATACGGTGACTTACTTCGGTCATGTCGAGATCCGGCGCGCCGTCCATCCCGCGCTTGATCTTGATTTTCTCCGCGCCGTTCGCGTTCAGGTCGATTTGCAGCGGCAAGGTCTGCACCACCGGCCGCACAAGCCAGCCGTCGTGGCAGGCCTTGACCATCGGGTAGTCGTAGGCCAGCCGCTCGTAGAACTGACCCAGCTCGCGCTTGTCGCCGCGGTCGGCGGTCGCCGTCACGCCCACGACGCGGGCGCTCTCGAAATGGTTGAGCACCTCCATATAGCTTTTCGCCAACGTCCGGTGCGCCTCGTCCACCATCACCAGCCCGAAGTGATCGCGCGGCCAGCTCTGCAATCGCTCCAGTCCGCGCATCGTTTGTACGGAGCCCACCACCACGTTGTCGTTGAGCGATGCATGGTCTGCGGCCTTCTCCCGTGCCGCCGGCATCCCGGTCAGCCGCGAAAACTTGTCCTGCGCCTGCGAGATCAGCTCGTCGGTGTGCGCCAGCATCAGCGCCCGCTGGCCGCTTTTCACGAACGTCCGGGCCAGACCGCCCATGACGATCGTCTTGCCCGTGCCCGTCGCCGCCACGATCAGCTGCGTGCGGCAATACTCGTCCATCCACCCGTCGCTCACCGACACGAGCATGTCGCGCTGGTAAGGGCGCACGCCCCCCACTTCGAGAAAGTCGGGGGACGACAACAATTCTGGGGCGAGATCGAACGTCGTCATAGGTCGATCGCTTCCTCAGTGGGTTTGTCCGCGGAATGGTCCGCGCTCTCCTGCATCCGTTTTTCGAATATCTTGATCGTCCCGTTGGGCAGGTAGCCGTCCTTCGTGACCAGCGCGATGCCCTGTTCGGGCCAGACCTTGCCGCTCGAATTGGCGTGAAACATCGTGCCGCAATTCTTGAAGCCCTCGTCGAACGCCTCTTTCACATGCTCGCCCTGGCCGAGGAAGGTGAACTCGTCGCCGTTGCGCGGATTCCGCACCGTAAACTGGAGCATCACTTGGCTCATAGTTCGACCTCCGCCACGGGCGCGCCTTCCGGCGGCGTGTACCACTCGGCCTTGTCGTAAGGTTCAAGCCGGAGATGAATCCCGGGCCGGTCGCCGCGGCCCTTGCGGATCATCGCGCAGCTCACGTGGGCGTCGTCCTGCCAATAGCCGAGCTTCGTCAGCACGTCGCAAAACAGCTTTGAGATGTTGTCGAAATCCGGGTCGAGAATCGATGGTACCCAAACCGGCAATTCTCCGGCCTTGCGCTTCGGCAGTTCGTATTGGAACCAGTTCCAGCTCCACGTCACGGTCAGCTTCAACGGGCCGTGCATCGGCGCCGGCGGCACCGTGCGGCGGAAGTGCTGCATCAGATATTCTTCAGCGGCCTTCACCTCGGCCTTGGTGAAAAACCGGATGACGGGTTTCTTCCGCGCGGTCTTGAGTATCCGCGCGCCCTTCTGCTGCGCCGTCCGTGTTGGCGGATGGCAGTCGATAAAGGCTTCAATAATCATCGCAATGAAAGGGGTGTTCGCCTGGGGCGTATGGGGTCTCGTCGTAGTTGATCGGCGGCGGGTTCTGGCCCTTCGCCGAGTTCGCCCCCACTTCGAGAATCTGGATGTTGTCCTCGTGGTACCCGCGCCACGGTTCAATGCGGTCGATCGATGCGCAGCCCTTCGTCCGGCCGCACGTCTCGACAAAGCAGGTGCGCTGGCACCACTCTGCGAACCATGTCTTGCGGATCGTGAACTCGTAGCCGCGCCGCCGCGCTGATTTCTTGAGATTGTTCCACAGATGGTGGGCCGGGAACTTGAGCCGCCATGCTTTATCGTGGCACGTGTGGCACTTGTTCTTGTGCTCGCCGCACCGCTTGCGGCCGCAGACGGTGCAGACTGGGCGCTGGCGTTCGCCGCCGGCGAATTCGTAGGGTAATCGCGTCACGGTGTTACAGGTCGATGGGCGCATCTATCCTCGACTCCCAGCGCGAGCACGCGGCTGTGCGCACGCGAATGTCCGAGCCCGGGCCGCAGGTCCAAGCGTGCTGCATCAGTTGGCATTTCGGGTAGGATCTCGTGCCGCCGCCCACGCGCACGCGATGCCGGCAGGTCTTGCAGGTTTCCCCCTCCGGACCGCTGCCCGGCTGCGCCGCGTAGCCGCCTTTCCACGGATGCCCGCGACCGGGCTTGCGGCGGATTTTCTCGGTCAGCGCCCCTGGCGCGATGGGTTGCCCGAAGAGGTCTTGCATGGAGACAAAAACTCACAGCGTTGTAAACTGCTGATAACTGCTGAAAGTGTCCAGCTAAACCACCACGACCATCTTCTTGGTCGGCTTGCGCGTGATGAGCGGACCGAAGCGCGCCTTCACCTGCGCCTTGCCGCAATCCTTCTTTTTTGAGTCGATGGGCAGCTTCAACTGGCCGGCGTATTGCCGCTCCATGTCGTCAAAGCTGAGACTCATGCAGGCATAGGCCCGCGGCTCGTCGAGGGTTTCGGCGAGATGCTCCCACGTGGAGATCTTGGCCTGCTCGCTGATAAATTCTCGCGACGAAAGCGCATCCACGAGAAACACCTTGGAGCCTTCGGGAGTGACAATTTCCTTCACCACTTCGAGCCGGGCCTTCGTCATTTCGGCCGCTTTTTCCAGTTTGGGCCCGAGGTGCTTCTTCATGATGCACCACCAGGCGAGCAGTTGGTCATTCGGCGTGGCCTCGATTGCGGCCAGCGCTTCATCTGTCAGCTTCATTTTCATGTCGTTCGCGTCCTCTTTGTATGCGGGGCATTGTAAATCGGCCGGGCACCATCGGCATTGCTTCGGCCCTGAATTAAGTTGACGTGGATCGGCCAGCGCGGCCGTGATCCGCTCGTTCATGAACGGCACAATGGCGGCCATCCGTTCGCCTTCGATCACGACTTCCGTGACGCGTTCGCCCACATCCTCCGGGATGCGCGGCTGAATGATACGGCCGCGGCATCGCGCGAGATTCGGGTAGGAGCACTTGAACAGCGTGGCGTAGCCGAGGACCTGCCAGTTGCACTCCGCCATGTCGACGAGGTTGATGCCCGACTTCAGGTCATTGAAGTCCACCTCGCTCGCGTCCGGCGACACCGCGTCCTCGTCGACGTGGCCGGAGAGCCAGAAGCCCGGGAACTCGGCCAGCATCTCCGTCTCGACCTCCATCGCCCAATCCGCCGGCGTCCGCTCCATGACGGCGTGGACATAGAAATCGACGATCCAGTCCGCGAAGGATTCGGGCTTCCAATCCTTCGGCACGCGCGGCGGCGGTAGGCCGCCCTCCGGTTCCATCGCCCCGTGCACGTCGATGAAGCGACGGGCGGCGGTGTAGTGGCACCAGTTGCCTTCCCACGAGTCGCGCTCGTCGTCCTTGATTTCGCCGAGCTTCGCCGCGATCGTGCGCGAGCCCGGGCAGCTCAACAACTGGTCGAGCGAACTGCACCGGATGACCGGCTTGCCTTTGATGAGGTTCATAGTTTGGGATGGAAGAATCCAAGGGCGCCGCGGCACGGCGTGAACGGAAGCGGTTTCACATTAGTTTCTCCAGTACATTGATTCCTCCGGCACGTCGGCCGGGTGAGTAAGTTTTTGCACGACGAGATCGGCGACTTCCTCCTGCTCCCAATCGTCGAACATCTCCGGGAAAAGCATTTGCTTCACCGGGTCCATCAGCGCCAGCGCCAGCTCGCGCAAGGTCAGCGGCCGCTCGAAGACATTTGCAGGCACGAGGCTCATTGGTCCATCAGCGGCCAGCTGGTTAGGCGGTCATACACCTTCCGCAGTTTATCCATCGTATCCGGACGGCGAGCAGCCGGATGTGGGGCACAGACGTAATAATGGCCGCCGGTGCCTGCTTCTATCACTCCACGCTGTGCGATCTCGCCGAAGAGAACGAGGATTGATGGCACAGGCAGCGCGCCGATAACCTGCCGCAGATGCGGAATGTCGGGAGGAAACACGCTTGCCGAGTGACCGCCTATCTCGCGCGAGGCTTCCTCCCAGATGATGCGCTCGCACAGTTCCTCGCCGAAAACCGCCTTGAGCACGCGGCCGCTCTTGCAGCCGGCAAACAGCGCGTAGGCGATCAACCGGCGCCGCAGTTCCTCCGGGTGGGCTGAGGCCGCGAGCTGTCGCTTCACCTTCTCCGGATCGCGCACCCACATATTCTGCATCACGCCGAGGATGGTCATGGTCAGGTGTCGTTGAGCGCGGCCAGCGCGTCGAGGATCGCCGCTTTGTCCACTTCATCGGCAGCCAATCCGGCGACGAAGGAATGCAGCCTGTTCACTTCTTCGAGGCTGTCCGCGCCCACCAAGTTCATCAGAGCGCCGCGCAGCCGGGCCTTGTCCGCCTCCAGCTTCCGCATCGGGTGCTTTTCGCAGACCTTGATGTGGTCGGTCAGCACTTGGCTGCCGTGTGCCGGAGTGTCCTGCGGGTATTCGTGCCCGCAGTAAACGCAGGTCAGAACGCGGCCGGTTGTCGCCGGCGCCCGGTCCAAAAATTGTTCCGGCATGACCGGCGGAAAGGCCACCGCGATGATCAGCTCGTGCCACTGGGCAATGGAGAGCTCAATGGAGTTGCCGGCGTCTACGCCCGCAACGTTTCCAATTACTCGAACGGGCAGGCCGAGCGTCACGCGTCCGGCCGCATCGTCACGCTCCACAACCATGTGCGCCGGCCGGCCGCAGCATGTTCCACAGATGACGGAAATCCGCTGTTTTTGTTCCCGCTTTGCTGCCGTCGCCGTAACTCGTTGGCTGTCAATGGTGCGGGCGGCGGGAGTCGAACCCGCCTCTTTAGGGGTCTCGGTTCTGTGTTTAGGCATGTTTAGATTCTTCCTCTGAGTGTTTGCATTTGGTTAGAACGACTGTTCCCATTTGTTCCCATGAAGGGGGCAACAGTCTACAAAAGAGAAGGCCGACCGGTGTGGTACATCGTGTACTACGATCCGCACGGCTATACCCGTAAACACGAGGCTACCCCGTTCCGCCTCGACGATCCCGAGGGCAAGGGCCACGCCTACGCGATGGCCGTCGAACGAGCGAAATTGTCGCGCCTGGCCGATGATGGAGGCAGCCGCGCCGAGCGGTGGGAAGCATGGGTTGTCCCGTTCTTCGAGCAGCGTTACCGCCGCAGCCCGCTGTCGTGCCGGCGCTATCTGACTTCGTGGAAATACGTCCAGCGCTACCTCAACGAAAAGAAGATCGCCGGGCCGCGCGCTGTCACCTTCCAGCATCTCCGCGACTACATCGAATGGCGCACATCGGAAGTGCACCAGAAGCGCAGCGGCAAGCTCGTCTCGCACAACACGGCGATGACCGACATCGAGGGCTTCCGCATCGTCATGGGCGAGGCCGTCCGACGCGGCTGGCGTCTCGATAACCCGTGCCGCGAGCTCGGTATCAGCCGCGACCCGCCCAAGGAAAAGCGCGAGATCACCGATGAGGAGATGGGCCGCATCATCGTCGCCCTGGACAAGCTCGTCGCCGAGCGGCCGCACAAGGATTGGATGCGCATCTCCTGGGAGATTGCCAGATGGCAAGGCTGCCGGCTGAGCGAAACCCAGTTCGAGATCCGCAAGCACGTCAACTTCGCCGAGAACACAATCTGGTTTCGCGGCAAGGGCGGCAAGATAGTCAACACTACGCTGCATCCAGCGCTGAAGCCCTTCCTGCAAAACCTGCTCAAGGAGGGCCGCGCGGTCACCTGCAGGTTCCCACGCATGGGCATCGCGGCGCAGGGCGCAGCCTCGAAATTCTTCCGGCAATTCTTCGACGAGCTCGGCCTGCCCGACATCTGCTTTCACTGCACGCGCGTCACCGTCATTACGAAACTGCTTCGAGCCAAGGTGCCCCTCGCTGACGTGATGGCATTTATTGGTCATGCGGATGAGGAGGTTAATCGGATTTACCGCCGGCTGAAGCCGCGCGACCTCGTGAGCGTGCCGGCGGCGCTTTCCTATAACTCGCCGTTGGCACAAACCCCGCGTTCACCGGCAGCCGGATGAAGTCGCGGACCCACTGCGCGCACGTCTTGCCTCCGGCAAACGGAGGGGGCACTCCCTCCTTCGAGAGCGCCAGGGCCCGGCGCTTCACGCCCGAGAGCCACGTGCGACTCACGCGCATGTAGGTGGCCACGGCCTTGAGTGAACCGAGTTGATCGTCGCTGGTGATTTTCACAGGTCTATTTCCTCCAGCTCCGGGGTCGGCTTCGGCAGTGCGTAATAGACAGCCTTACATGCGCGGACGTCGGCCATCGCATCATGCGCCCCGTCAAATCGAACGCCGAAAAAGTGTTCGTGAGCCTCTTGCAAATTCGGCCACTTATATGAATTGTACCGTCCGGGCAGCTTGAGGATTGGAGTTGCTGCCTCCATCGTGCAGAATCGGCATTTGTCGCGCCAGCGTTCAATCTCCTCATGCAGGTTGAGCCGATGAAACTCTACTGCTGCCATCAGTCCATCGAACGCCATATTGTGGGCAACTACCTTATCTGCGCGCGCGATCAGGGCATTGAGGAGCTTCATCACCCCCAACAGATTGACTCCGAATCTCAGCGCACGCTTCGTGGTGATGCCGTGGATCTTCGCCGCCTCCTCTGGAATTTCCCACCCGTCGGGCTTGATCATCAGATTCATTTCGGCGACGACGTGACGCTCATCATCGTCAAGAATCGCACCCCATTGGCACACGTGCGGATGGCCAGAATGAGACAAAGGCAATCGAAAATCTGCAATCCCGGTCGTCTCAGAATCGATGAAGAGCGTGCTCATGTGATGATAATCCCTCGCTGCCGCAATCGGTCCGCCGGCGACGGCAGTTCGCGGTTGCGCGCCTCCAGCGCCGCCTCGATGGCAACGGCCACGGCGCGTGGTTTGTCCCAGCCCAAAACGATGTTGTAGATAAACGATGGAGACGGATCTTCGTCCGCCTGCAGGATGAATGTCAGCACGCGCGTCCAAAGGATGTGCTCCCACTCGGCAAGGGTCTTGGGGCTGGCGTCGATCGTCCCGCGATCGCAGCCCACCCGCACTACGGCGCGCAGGTAGCCCAGCTCTTCGATGTTCGGCGCCGTGCGCATCTGGTCTGCGATCGACGCGTGCTCGTAGTGGGTGTTGCGCCGGCCCGTTCCCTTGACCGGGCAGCCCTCGGTCTCGCGTGCAGTCTTGATGGCGATCGGCGACATCATTTGCGGCCATCCTTTCGTGCGGCACGATCGGCCCAAAGGATCAGTAGCAGCATCGTCACGGTGCCGCCGGCGTTGCTGAGGAGGACGATGAACGCCCAAGCTGGAACTTGAACTACAGCAATCATGGGTAGAGAAATGGCACCCCGCCCGGATTTTGAGGCCGGGCAGGGTGGTTTTGGCTCGCGGGGGTCCGATGAAGAAAGCCCCGCGGTAAGGTCAGCAGGTCTGAACCAGCGGGGGCTCAGAGGATGCGATTTCGCGTATCCGAGCCAATTCGGACTCTTCCACGGCAGCGGGCAGATCCAGTTGCGTGCGGATGCCAAGGGCGTTCGCCTTGGGTTCCAGCGGGGTGTCGAGATTGCCCATCAACTTCGCGAGCTGGACGCGATGCTCCTGCAGCGTTTCCGCCAGGGTGTTGATCGCGGTCTCGTGGAGACGCATGTTCTCGGTAGCGTGTTCGATGCGATCCTGCGCTCTGGCCATGACGATCGTATCTTGTTCGAGCTCGTGCTTGGCCTTCTCCGCGGCGAGCACTCCCTCAGCCTCTGCGAGTTCGGCGCGCACCTTGCCGGCCAACTGGCGAAACTGATCCAAGTCCGATTCGTCGTTCTCGATTTGGGAACGGATGGACTCGACTTCACGTTCGTGCTCGAGCGCGGCCAGGATGCGCTCCTTCTCCCGCATGACGGCGGCGTGCACCATCAGCTGGGCCGCGCCGGCGAGCAGGCAGGAGTCCTGACCGTCCTGCACCGCGATCTTCAGGGTGAGGCCGGGCTTGAAATTCGCATACGACTCGTTCGGATGGGTGAACGACGTCGACGCGGACGCGATGATCTCGGTCACGACAATCTTGTCGGCGTTCGGATGCGCAGCGGCCCAGTCTTGGAACTGCTGGAGTTGGACGCGAGCCGCGGCCGCGAGGTCCTCGCGGGGCTGTTGTTCGTTTTGATACAAGCTTCCGGCGACTTCGTAGCGGTAGTTGTTAACCACCTCTTCACCAAAAAACTTGACGTAATTGGGATCGGTTTCGATGACGCGGACGTTGGTGAGGTCGCGCGGATCTTCGGACTGGTTCCAATAGCCGTGGTCCTGCGGAATGAAAAAACGATAGGGATTGCTCATGGGGAAGGCCGTTACTTGTTGTTGTCTCATGGGGGCAAAGGCCGATGCTCACTGGTTGCATCCGCCGCGCGCTCGGCCAACACGCGCAGCCGATGATGGATCAAATCTCTTGCGCGACTTCGCCAACCTTGATGATGACGTAGTTCTTGCGGTTGGGGTCGGAGGCGCTCGGCCGCTCCTCGATCACGAAGTCGAGGGTTTGGTCGCTCACCGTGGCCGCCAGCGGCAGGAGGTCGGGACGCTCCGGATCGACGACGAACCGCTGCTGGGCGATCGCAAAGTCGGCCCCGTGCAGCTTGATGGGAGCGCCGCCCAGCCGCACGACTTTCACCTTGTTGAACTTCGGGTTGTTTTTGACCGGCGCATCGGTCGCCTCGTCGACCGTGGCCGTCACGACGAAGCTGTACGGATGCACCAACTCTTGCGCCGCTTCGGCCTTCGGCTCAACCTTGGGCTCGGGCGCCTTCTCGGCGGGTTTCTCCGCCGGTTTCTCGGCGGGCTTATCGGCCTTCTTCGCGGGCTCCTTCTTGGGCTCGGGCTTCGCTTCGGCCGCGGGAGGCGGTGGCGTGGCCGACGCCGCGGCGAGTTCCTCGGCGGGCGCAGGTTCAGTGGGCGGGGTCGGAGAGGGATTCGCCGTCTCCTTCACGACCGTTGCCTCGACGTCGATCGCACCGGCCGCGTTCGCGGGCATGGCCGCTGCGCCCTTCTGCTTCCGCGGTACGGCCGCGCGCTTCGGGGCCGGCGCTTCCGCTCCGGGCTGGGAAGCATCTTCGGCCTGCTGGCCCACTGTCTCGGTGACAACGGTGAGTCCGTCGCCATCGATGGACTTGCCGTGCATCTCCTCAGCCGTGGGCTGGCCGCCCGTCTCTTCGGGGAAGGCCCGGCGCAGCGCAGCCGCCTCGGCGCACTTCTCCAGCTGGCCCCACTGGCGTTTCAGCCACATGGAATTCGGCGCCGCGTTGTCGCGGGCGGCCTGTGTGTAGGTTTCGAGCCAGTACACGCGCGGGCCCGGGATAGCGACGCGGCTGGCAAAGTTGTTTTTCTCCATCAGGCGGTACACCGTGATCTGCATGAACTCGGGGAATTCCACTTCGATCGCGCCCAGCTTCACCTTCTGCGTTGGGCCGATCACGGTCGCGTCCATGCCGGCGAATAGGCCCGTGCGCATCGCCGTCATGCGGAGTTCGGAGATGGACGGCCAGAGCGTGTCGACCATCTTGTTGCGCCGCTTGGACCAGCACGGTACAATGTGCACCGGCTTCTTCAGCGGATCCATCTTGCGGGCGATGCAATAGTCGGTGACCAACGCGATCATGTCGTCGCTCGCCCCGTCGTAGATTTCTTTTAAAGCGTTCCAGACCGGAGCATCAATCTTCCGCTGGATCGCGCATTGTGGCAAAACTGCCAGTGCTGTGCTTGTGGTGGTTGTGGGTTCGCTCATAGGATTGTTGCTGATGACTGCTTAAAACTGCTGACTGTGGAAACAAAAAATTAAAGTTCGACGGGGGCCTCCGGGTGGCCGCTCGCCGCCTTCTGCTCCTGGTCGATCGCAGCGATTTCCTTCTCGATCGCGTCCCGGTACATCCGGACCGCCTCGCTCACAACGAGAGAAAACGACCGCACCTGCATCCGCGCCTGCTCCTCCAGCCAGAGAAAATCCCGCGTGTCGAAGGATATGGATTGTGTCGTCGTGGCGCCCTTGCCACGATTCGGTCGACGCGTTCTGCCGGTGGGAGTGGCCATGTCAGTAGCTCTTGTAGTTTTCGAAGCGGATCAACATCGGCGTTCAGCTCTTGAGCAGCACCTGCGCCGCCGCGAACAGCATCTCGGAGGGAGTGAGGATCGCTGCGAGGGTCACTGCGCCATCGGCCGCACGGATCAGCTCTACCTTCCAGACGACATCGCCGGCGTGCACGATCTCGCCCGCATCGAAAACGATTTCCCGCTTCTTCACGATCATCGGCCGCTCCCGCGATTCGTGGGGATCGTATCCGAGGAGCAGACTGGTGAGCGGACCGCTCTTATCGTCCACGCGCGCGTCGTTGATCTGCCAGCCCAACCGTTGGGTGAGCGGATGGGTCCCGCGGCAGACCATGCACGCGATCACCGTCAGCAGCACTTCGCGTTCATGTTCCAGAACGGCTTTCCCTCGCGGCCCGTAAACCTGCAGCAGGGTCGTGGTGTGTTCGCAGGTGGGAAACGTTTCCCATGCCTGGGTGACTCGGACTAGTTGGATGCGTCTCATGGTTAAAGGTCGATTGGGTGGTATTGTGGTTGGGTGGCGCACTGCATGTCGCCGGCGGGCGTGCGCCGATATTTCCCCTCCACCACGAGGACCAACCCATCGCGCACGAACTGCCGGCGCAACCGGTCCAAGGTTGATGGGGAGATGACCGACACGTTCTGTGCCCATCCGAAGATCATCGCCCGAGTTTCGGCCGGCGACTGGCTCGATGGGTAAAAGGAGAGCTGCTCTGGCTTGCTGTAGTTGGCTTTGAAACCATTCGCCGCCGAGCGCGCTTTGTTTGCCGCGCGATTAACTTCCTTCGCGGCCAGAGCGGCATTCAGCCGGAAACGTCGTATGGCGCCCTTAGTCATCGCAGAGGACTTGCCCGGGCCGGCGCCCCGCCACATCCCTCCATCGCCATCCAGAATGACAATGGCGCCGGTTTCGTACAGGCGGCGGAAAAGCTGTTCCATCGCCAGTTCATAGCAAGCCGGCTGAGCTGCCAACCATTGCATCATTTCGCTGCGCCACCATTCAAAGGCATCGGAACCTGGCTTATACCCGGGGTACACGTGCACCAGATCCGGCATCCGTTCCGCCTCCTCCACTGCCCGTTTGAGCGTGTCGCGCATGTCAGAAGAGTTGAGCGTACACCGCGAGAAAACGATTCACCCGCGCGACCTCTGCAGGGGTAATCGCAGGACTGCTATACGCCGGTAAAGCCATAGTACGCTCCACGGCCGTGACGAATTCCTTCCCCTCCACATCCTCCAAGACTGGCACCAGGTCCGTCACCGCCGAGCGGTACAGCTCGCGCAGTTCCTCTGCCTGCTCCTTGCTCAAAATCAACCCCATCCCCTCCGCTATCCCACCCCTCATCTCGGTGAACTTCTGTTCGACCCGGTGCAATCCGCAGTCCACGCAGAGTCGCAACAAGTCAGCTTTGCTGACCCGGGTCTTTTTCGCGGCCCGCAACAATTGCTCGTGCAGATCGGCGTCTATTTTCATCGTGGTGGGAGTGGCTTTGGGCATGGTGTCTATGGGGTGAAGTAGGTAGTACGCGGGGGAGAGAGTACAATACTTACCGTTAATGCAAGAAAAAAGTTTACTGAGCCTACAAATTCGCTTTCCTGCGGGAATGGGCCGACCCCCAACAGGACGCACCAAGACAAAGGCATTCTCGTTCAAAGCGAGTCCAGAAATGCAGCAGCGACTCGACGCTGCGGCAAAGCATCTGGGCATCGCGAAGACGACTCTCTTTCTCGCCGCGGTCGAAGCCGCGCTCGCGTCCATCGAGCGAGACGACGGCCTCGTCCTCCCCGTCCGGTTTCACGTCGCGCGCATCCCGGAGCGTAGCAAGATTGCCGATACAGTCGCCATCACGCCCGGAAAAATCCTCTCCGCCCGGCGCGCCAAGCTCAGCCCTTCCGCGGTCCAACCGCCGCCAGTGGCAACCGAACCTTCCTAGATGAATCCAATAGCAAAGGCGATGATCGTAACGGCTCTCCTCGGCGCATTGGTCGGCGGGATCAAACAGTATCGAGCGCGGAGGAACATAGTCGGTGGTGCGATATGGGGACTGCTCGCGGTGTTGGCGGGATGGTATGTCCTTATCACCATCGGGTCTCTCGGAGGGTCATCAGATCAGGATGATCCGGTCGTCCGGGCGGGCACAGGAGACTAAAGCAGCGCGTCGCCCGTTTAATTCTTTGTCCACGCCCCGACTTTGCGGAAGTGCTCCACCAGCGCCAGCCGAATGTAGCCCGACCGCGACATGATCTTCCCCGCGTAGGCCAGCCCCTCTTTCTCGCGCTGGCTCTCCAGCACGTCGTACACCGCCAGGTCGAAGGATACCGCCTGGGTCTTCGTCGTGATCGCTCGCTTCTTGCGTGTTGCCATTCT